GTTCGAAATTACCTGCAGCGCAGTTTGCAGAAAGGACCCACTATTGCGTCTCAAGTTTGCTTCCTGTTGCGCCTCAAGTGCGCCGCTTATTGCGAATAAGTGGGAATGAGAATGATTCTTATTGTCAATTCAGCCCCTTCTAGGTGTTGCAATTGCGACGCATTCTCAACAAATAGGGCAAAAAAAGACCCGACCATCGGCCGGGGTTGTGTCAGTAGCTCGGGGATCAGGGCGTCATTGTGGCGATGGCCTGTTCCGCTTTTCGTTTGCTCGTGCCATGCGCCAGAAAAGCGATGATGACACGTTTCCCCCTGGTGTGGCAAAGCTGGCAGTCTGCGCAGGTCTTAGTGTCGGATCGCTGCGCCGGACAGACTAAAACGCGATTCCTTGCGGCAGTCTGCCACGTGGTACGGGTCTCGCTTGACGGAACGGCCAGGACAGCAGGGAGCCCTGCGGCAATGGCAGAGTCTGCAGCTTGCTCTGATTCTGTGCTGACGTTGACAGTAAATCCTTGACGGTTCGCTTGACGGATCAGAGGAAGATTCTCGCCCAGCTCTAATTTATGGTGTGAGTAGGTATATCCACGGCGCCCCTTGTTCGCGCGGATGATGGCACGGATAAAACGACGTGAAATTTTGCCGGCAGTGTGGGGCAAGTCGCCGGCTTGATTGTGTCGCCAGAGCCGGCCAGGAGGGAGCGCTGCAATAGCTGCCATGAATTCACGTAGACCGGTACCCCTGTCACCCTTCGTAACGTTTGACCAATGAATGGCCAGGGGTCCGCTCTCTGCGTAGCAACCGTTGCCGGCAAAGGGACAGGATGCAGGACAGGTTGCCTTGCTAGACGTGCTGACAGGGATTGGTCCTGTCTTGATGTTGGAGCTAACGCGGGTGAGGTGAAATTTCAGTTCAGAAAGCTTGGCCATTGTGGGATTGCGATGGGGAAAGAAAGGGGCGCACAATGGCAGCCCCTACGGGATCAAAAAGGGTCGGCGTCGTAATCGGGGGATTCTGCATCCTGGGCGCCTTGCAGTCTCGCCATTGCGGCCAGATCAGACAGAGCAGGGGATGACAGGGGAAACAGTTCAACCTGTGAGGCTTGACGGCGAGGCAGGGCGCGGATTAAGGGCGCATGCTCGCCGGGAAGAATCGGACCGGTCATAAGTTGAAGAGGGAGGGGTTGCGTTCTTCAGGGGAAAAAGATTCGGCGTGGATTGCGTCGCTGTCGTCGTCTAGGGGTTCGGGATCGTCGTCGAATTCGGGATCGAACCGGTAAGGGCGCTGGTACATGGTCAGGCCAGGGCGAGGCGGACACGGTACCGGGTAACCCCTAGGCGCTCTGCAATAGCACGTTGAGACAGGCCGGAGCGCTTGAGGAGACGGATACGTCGTTCCGGCGACATGGTTGCCAGGTCAATCAAAACCACTAGGAGCAATAAGGGCAGAAGAACTACCCACACAAAGGAGAGGGTCATTTTTCTGAGATGGCAGGGGGAGCGATTAGGGGGATCCCTGCCATGCATCCAATCTAGACCCTAGGGGCAGGGGTTGCTAGGGGCGTGCTCAATATTGGGACAGTTCCGCGATTGTCACACTGTGCCGCATGCTGTACCCCTTTGCGTTGCTGGCGCATTGCCTGGCACGCAGCCATGAAGGGACCGTATGGGTGCACCTGGGAAACGGTCGCCATTGCGACCCATATATAAGGTCAAGGCATTTTGAGAATGATTCCCATTTCCATTATGTGAGAATGATTCTCATTTTTGCTTTTTGAGAATGATTCTCATTTTCATTTTGTGTACATTTGTACCATCGTACATTTGTACCATCGTATTCTTGAGAATGATTCTCATTTTCAATATGCTTGTATGCGCATGCCAACATACTAGTACATTTGTATTCTAGTACATTTGTACTAAAGTACATCCATACTACAGTACACATGTACCCCTAAACCGGGTCGATTCCGGTATAAACCGACCCCTTGCAAGAACTTGGGGCATCTTAAACCGACCCCTCGCAAGAACTGAGGCACCCTTAAACCGATACCCCGCAAGAACTTTAGCGCAGGACGATCCGCGAGAAATTCTTGGCGAACGAGGTCTCAACGCTTGAGCGTGCGATGTCGATGAACCTGAACTTGCCGCTGTACGTTGGCAGCTTCGATTCGGTCATGACGCGGTAGTAACGCACGCCTGAGCGCTGACGATCAACGAAGTAGATACCAGGCTTGGGTGAGTTCGTGAACCTACGGCGGAAGTACGGTTCTGCGATCTCCTCCTCATCGAGGTACACGTATTTGCTGAGCTGCTGATCGCTGATCGGTGCTTCGCCCTTGTTGACACGGCCGTAGATATCAGCAGAGCTGACGTTGCCTCGAAGTGCAGACAGGATCTGTGTGTACTGTCCTGGCGTCATGTTGCCGTACTGGTTCAGCCGAGTTTTTTCGCTGCGCAAATTCGGGACCATCATTTTGCCCCTCTGCCCAACTTGCGACCTCCTGCCACCGCCAAACTCAACGACAGTGTTCAGAAGGGCACCTTGGAAGCGTGTGGGGTAGTGCTTGCCGCCGTAGATCTGCGGGAGCAGGTATTTTGCAGGTGCGTTGCCTTTGGGTGCCTCGTCGCGGATGAAGATCTTCGCCTCGAGCATTTCAGGCGTTGCTTTCCTGTACAGGAACGCGTTGTAGGTGAACGGGACAGGGTTGCTGAAGATGCTCTTGGCTTGTGACTTCAGTTCCTGCGTTCCTTCAAAGACTGCTTGATTCAGCGCGATTGCACCTGCACGTGGGATCTGCACACGCTGCAGTTCTGTGATCTTGCCAATGATTTGCGAAGGATCAAATTCGATCTCAATCATGTTGTCCTCGCTTTGAGCACAGCATAAAAAAATCACCCCGGTGAGACCACTGCCTCAGTCCGGGGTGACCCCAATCGCAAGCGAATCATAGCACCTCATCGATCTCGTTGGTGCCCATGACCGTGATCATGACGCCAGGAGGCTCCTGCGCGATGCAGTAGCGCTTGCTGCAGGTCAACGAGAAGCACAGAGCATCATCCGCCAGAACCCTTGCCAGAGTCAGGCTGTCGAGGACTGCACGAGCAAGTTTGTCGATGTCTGGCTTGCTGGTCTTGTGTGTTGGTGCGGTGTTCCTGAGCTCCCCTTTCGTGTTCAGGTGTGATTTGGGGCGGGGGAAGCAGAACACCAGCGACACGGTAACGGGTTCGTGCAGCGTCGTGATGGACAACGCGAGTGCATCAGCGATGATCTGCTCCCGCCAGGGTTTGAGCGCCTTCGAGGACTCGATCATGCGTCCCATGCCGACATGACGCTTGCTGCCTTGAGGAGCAGGGATGCCGATCGTTTTCCAGGAAAAGCACTTGTTCATTGATCCTTGAGTGACAGCCTGGTCTTGCCCTTGAAAGTCTTCCAACAGTATTCCTCACGAGACATGATGTATTCGCGAGTGTAGATCGTTGACCCACAGGCGTTGCACTTGAGATGTCGCAGCGTGAACTGCTCGTAAGGGTACGTCTTGATAACACGGAAGTTATCAGCGTTGCAGTCTTTGCAGTTGTGTCTCATGCTTTGAAGTAATAGGAGCATTCTGAGGCGAAGGAGCCACCGGCTTCGGGGATGTCAAGTGAGCATTCACCATCCACCCATTGATGACACCCATGGCAATCAAGAACATTGCCTTCAGCAAAAAGGTAATTCCTGAGGTAATCAAACTTTTGCTGGAGCGCTTTGTATTTGTCGACCGTCTCTTGATCAATTTCGTAGATCGTCCAGGCGTGACGGCACGAGGAGCAGCGACGCCTGATGCGTTTCGCTTGATCCCTGAACGTTGAGTGCGATTCGACGACAGTGACATTTCTGGTGTGGCACTTGGGGCAGTTGCGTTCACTCATGCGCTGATGCGTTCGAAATGATGACCGTTAACAGGTGATTTGCGAAGGACGGCTTTGTAGATGCCGTTGGAGCTGATGAAGTAATCCTTGCCGGCGTCGATGTAGGAGCTGTAGACCTTGCCGGTTTCGATGCATCGCACAGGTTGCCGTGGACGAATGCCACGATTGCGCTTGGGGTGCTGCTCAAGGATGCGTTCAACGAGTTTGATGTCTTCTAGCGCGATGAACAGGTTGACGCGATCAAAGCCACCGAACAACTCTGGCCGCTTACGAGCAAATGCTTTTAGGTCATTGATTTGAATGTGAATGAGACTGCCAGGTCGTTTGGATTTTTGTGTGTACTCAAGCCCGATTTTGCACCAGTGCCTGATGGTGCTGGGGTGACAGTCAAGGACACGACCAAGGCTTGACAGGGTGAAGTAACCGATGCGTGGATCGATTGAGTAACCCAATGTTGCCAGCTTGCTCTTGATGGCATTGATGCTGCGCTGCGGGCGATTGTGCCTTGATGCAACTGAGTTGAAGACATTGTGCAGACGTTTGATTGGGAGCGTTTCAGCGATGGATGAAAGGAACTGAACATCTTCAGCGCTCCATGGCGCACGGTTTTTTGTGCAGAGGAGTCTGCCGCATTCAGTTGAGCAGGTTTGACGTTTGCTGAAACGCCCTTTTGTGATGGCTGTGGGATAAAACGTAGTACCGCAGATGAGGCAGTTACGGGCTTCAAGTTCAGTCAAGGGTCAAGCAAAGATGAACTCTGAGGGTGTGCGTGCAATGAAGCGAATTGTTTCGATGACGGTGCGGCCATCAGGTTGAAATTGATTGTCGTCATCAAGAGCGCGTTCAAGGATGTCAGCGATTTTATCGATGGCAGCACGTGCTTGCTTGCGACGCAGGTCTGTGATGTCGACTGATGTTTGACGATCAATTGCGTAAGCAACGAGGTCAATGACGTTGAAGTCTTCGTTCATGATTTTGTGGTGTCGAGGAGTCGTTGCATGTACCAGATTGCTTTGCGGAGCGATTCGTTGGCACCTTTGTGCTGTTCACGCCAAACGTATTTGATGACGTTGCCTTTGCAGTAACCACGGAACTCTTCTGGTGTGAGTGCTGCTTGTATGGCTTCAATGCACTCAATGCCGCCTTGTGTGTAGTGCGGCGGATGGTTGACGAGATCAGTCACTGACACCCTCCAGTTCATAGGCAGTGATGAGAATTTGAGTGCGGATTGCATAATGTGCGGCATACACACCTTCATCGGCATCTGTGCTGCCTAGTGGCTTGTCCATTCGAATCTGTTCAGCAACAACTCGCAAAGAGGCAGCGAGCATTTTGCGAACAAGCGACTCAAACGCTGGTCCAGAAAACTCCATTGCTTCATCCAGCACTGCTTGCGCGGCGGGAGAGAGGTCAGTCATTGCTGGTCTCCTGCTCCAGCTCAAACCGCAGCATCCGCGACACAGCGCTCCAGTGATCGTTCTGTGTCTCCTCAACCCACGCCGCCACCTCAAGGATCGCAGCGCGGGCTTCGGGCAGATACAGGTTGGTGTCTGCGCAGATGCTGGGGTTGATGGCGTCTGCCACACGCTCCACCAGCGAACCATCTGGTTTGGCCGGATAGTTGCGGTCAAGCTCTTTAGCCACAGCATCGCGAATGCCCGCTCCCAGCTCCAACAGCTCGACCCTGGCGCGAAGTTCGAGAACGCAAGAGTAAAAGCCTCCAAGTGTTGAATTCCATTTTTCAATGTCCGCCCACTGCTCAGGCGTTGCTTTGTGATCAGTCATTCAAATTCACCGTTAAGTAATCCAACACTCTCTTGTCTTCTTGAGGAAGGTTTTTGAACAGTCGATAAAAAACCTTGATCAAAACAAATCCAGTTAGGCCAGGAAAGAAAAGACCAATGAGGCTGCAAGCAAGAAGAATAAAGCGAAGTTGGATGGAAACGGAAGCTCCAATCAGCTTCATCAATTCAGAATCAGTCATGCCCGCACCGTCCAGAAAGGAGTGCCAACCTTTTGCTTAGCAGTGCCGATCGCAACCGCAGTTGACTGCAGCTCCTTGAGTGCTTCTGCGACAGAGGCGACTTCAGGGCAGGTGCTGTAGTCGTAGCTGATGCGTCCTGTGCTGTAGACGAAGTTGATGTCTTCGAAGTTGTACGTGTTGCTGGCGTCAGTCTTGAGATGATCAAGATCACCCGCGAGCAGGTGCTGCGTCAGCTCAGCCTGCAGATCTTTGATCTCTGCTTCAAGGGCACGCTGCTGCTGCTTTAGTTGGGCTAGTACGCGCAACGAGTTCTCGGCACGTTTTTGATAGCTGCTGGTCATTGGTTTGGATGTAAAGGTCGGTGTAAAAAGCGATCAGGAATGCTGTAACTAGAAGAAGAGTCGTGCGCATTCTTGTTGTGCCTCAGGCGAGAGCTGTTCAGGAAGGGGATCAGGGTCAGAGGTGTCGAACCACTGAATCTCGTTCCAGACATCCATATACTCATGGGCTGCACGACGTTTGGCGTCAACGAAGCTCAGGGCGTCAACATAATCAAGGATGTTGGCTGACTTGATTTGAAAGTAATAGCGTTTTGTGTTCATAGAAGGTGCAGTTCAATGAAACGTTTGGCATCAGGAAGGTGCGTGAAAGTTTTCCGGTAGGTACACCAGAAATCGTCAATAGGATCTGTCAGCCAGACAGCAAAGCCGTCTTTGTGAGAGGTGATCTTGGCGATTGGAGTGCCGTCGTGGAAGGCGACGATTGGGAAGCCCCCCTTGGCACCCTCATACTCTACACCCCTAGTGGTAGGCGTCAAGGGTTTTGCAGCGCATACGCAGCAAGTCGTTGAGTCCAATGAGTCTCATGCCGTTTCAGCTCCTCACCCGCTGCTGCTACAGGGAAAGCCGGCTGATCAGGGAAGGCATACAGCGCAATGAAACGCTGCACCTGGATTCCGTAGTTCTCGGCCAGGCACAGGCGGTAAGCCTGCAACTGACACATGGCCTCATCACTGATCTGCTTGGTTGGCTTGGCCTTGTTGGGCGCTTTGGTCTTCAGGTCAAGCAGGCAAAACTCACCGTTCAGCTTGACAAGGGCGTCAAGGGTGCCGGCAAAGGGCACGATGCCTTCATCGCTGCAGACCTGATGCTCAGTGCAGACCACGTGATCGAGGCTGTTCCACAAAGGTGCCTTCAGCAGGTTCTGGCACCAGGGCGCGATTGCCTCAGGGATCTCAGGGTTCTGCTTCAGCAGGAACTGCTCAAACCAGTCATGAATAGCAGCACCACGACGAGCAGCCTGATCACGCGTCTCATCAGGGTCACCACCTGCTTGGATGATTTTCTGACGCCAACGCCTGAGTGCTTGCTTCGTCGCTTCTGATTGTGTCGCAGACAGGATGCTCGTGATACTGGCGTACCTGAGGTGAGGCCGCGCTTCGTTCCAATAAAAACGCGGCTGACCTACAGGGTTGCGCTGTATCAGTGGCAGGCGCTGCAAGGGCACAAGCTCGCTACTGCTTTCATGCATGGTAACGAGCATCACAGGATTAGGTCAGTGTCAGGCGATTCATCGTCATCACGGAGGAGGTTTCTGTAAACAGGGGCTTGCACATAGGCTTTTTGTAACGCAAGGAAACGTCGGTATTCAGCAAAGTTGAGTTCAGTGCCAGGTGCAGGCTTGTCGAGATCTTCAAGCGTCCAGTAGCCCTTGATGATGCCGCGACGCAGGAGATCACGTGCAGCAGATGGATCAAATGTGCGTTTCATGAAGGCAGGAATTGTAAAGCTGATGAAGTTTTAAAGCTTCAGATTGATCTGATGCTGGATCGCTGTGACGTCTAAGATCCTTGTTATCGAGGAAGAACGAGGCACGTTTGCAGTCGTAATGCGCATGCATTCCATGCAGAGCAATCTCGTAACCCATTGCCCAGCCTTCGATCCAGCAAGTGCCAGGCATAACGTCAATGTCGACGACGACCTTTGACCAGGCACAACGCAGCTTGTCGTGCTTTTTGACTTCGTCTTCCCAGAGGAAAAGACGATTGCTGAATTTTGAAACAGCACGTACTTCCCAGATGTCACCGACATCAACCTGACAGAAGCCAGCATTCGTTGACAAGAAATGCCAGTTGATTGGCAGGTCAAAGAATTTCAACAGAGCAACCTCACCCACAACACCGATGTATGACCAACGGCTTTTGTCATTGGTGCGATCGCTGCTGTAATCAACAGAATTGCGACGATTGCTGTCACGCTGCAATGCGCATTCTTTGCATTCAGCAAGCAATTTGTCTCCAAGATCAAGCATTGGCATCAGAACTCGGTCTCCTTGTACGAACCAAACGAATCAAGGCGTCCCCAAACCTTTTCTTTCACAGCAATCAGGTGTTCTTGTTCGGCAAGGGGATGCTTGACGAAACGCGACGACTTGGGGTTGTTCGGATCCTCCTCGCCTGCGTTGGGGCAGAAGGTCCAGTAGCACCCGTCTGAGTCGTAACGACCGAGCGGGTGGCCGTAACAGCAGTTTGGTGGCGGCGATTGGCTTTTGGACGGGGCGAAGCTGGTCTTGGAGCTCTTGGGGTCAGCGACCTGCCAGACGTAGGTGCCGGCAAGCTCAGGGGCGTACAGTTTCATTTCAATTTTTTGGATTCACGCTTAGCTTTGTCAATTTTTTGTTGCCATTTTTTGTCTGCAAAAGATTTTCCATAGAGCCATGAAGTAGTCGACTGTCCATCTTTTGGACCATTTCGAGGCAACTTTGTGATCTTGGGTTTCTCAGTCATGACTCATTCGTAAACGAGGTAACCGCCGATCATCTGAGGACCGGCAGGGACGTGATTCTCAAGCAAGACGGCGTAGCGCTCGTCCCGCAGCCAGCGGAAACAGTCTGGAAGGGGTGCGCACCACTCGTTCAGGGTCGTAGCCCTCTTGACCTCCTCGACGGCCTTCTGAGCGGCTTCCAGGAGCCTCTGCGGAGTCTCTTGCTTCAGGGCGTCACCCCAAGCCTCGAACGCCTTCTTCTTGCTCTGCGCGTTGGCCTTCAGCGGGGCTCGCTGATACTCGTTCCAAAACGCCGTAAAGGCTTCGTCGTAGTCCGCTCGAACGCGCTTTTTTTTCGAGTTTGCAGCTTTAATTGATTGATTGTTTAGAAGTTCTTTTTTTAAAGAAACACTAGTATTACTATCAAGAGAAGAAATAGAGGCTTCGCTCCCGTTCGGTCGCTCCGCCAGCGTAGCAGGCGTGTCAAGCATCTGCTCGACCAATAGGGCGCAAAACGTAGCTGTGGGAAGGGATCTCGGCTTTTTTGCCAGCAGCTTTTCGGCTGTAAATGCGTCGAGAGTCATTTTGACCACGAGTGAGGCATCAGCACCTGAGGTGACTTCGGGTTCCATGAGGTCCAAGGAGGCTCGGGCAGATTAACGGTCACCTGAGGTGCGGTCAAGTAACTTCCATCCCGTCTTAACGAACCCATTTGAGACTCAACCCAAACCTTGACAATGTGGGTATGGTGTTCAGGTACTCCAGCCATTTCCCATGGCAATCAAACTCACCGCCAAGCCCTCCAGCTCCAAGACCGTCATGCTTCAGCTCGATCCTGAGCTTTACAACCGCATCAAGTTCACTGCCAAGCAGCACAAGATCACTGCCTCTGCTGCCATGCGTCAGATTCTCGAACAGGGCATCGAGCAAGTCGAAGCTGCCAGCGTCTGATGTCAGACACAACTCCCGTCTTCCCCAACCTGGCGGGAGTCATCACTCTTTCTGACGTCAAACAGAAAGGGACTGGCTCCTACGCCGCTGACTACGTCCCATGGGCGAAGGTCACCCAGCTCTTGAACGAGCACGCCAATGGCTGGCTCCCTGAACTGGTGTTGACCGTCAAGGGCGATCCCATTCACGTAGCACCGAACAACACGGGCTACCTGATGATCAAGTTCTTCCATTCAGAACTTGCATTTGAGACGCCGCCGTGGCCTTACGCCATTACGGACAACAGGAACAACCCAATCCCGTTTGAGAAGATCAGCGCTCGTGACCTTGCCGACTCGCATCGTCGTGGGATCTGCTCTGCAGCCGCTGCGTACTTCTCCTTGGCTTACGAGCTCTGGGCACGCGATGAAGTGGCCGCTTCTTCTTCTGAGACAGTTGAGACTCAACCTGAGACTCAGTTGCAGCAGGCCAAGGCCGAGCCACCAAAGACAGCGAGCAAACGCACGCCAAAGGCCACAAATGATGCATCTGCACCACCTGCAGACATCAACGAGGCCGTCGTCAAAAAAGGCTTGATCGACACCTGTGTCGACCTCATCCAGGCCAAGCTCGACTCCATGAACCAAATCTCCTGGATTGCCGACAAGGCCACCAAGTGGGATCTGGATGCCTCTGGCAGTAAACTTGCCCAGATGACAGTTGATCAATTGCAGTCCTGCATTGATGAGCTGCGAGCCAAGCCTGACCTGCAAAAGTAATGGCCACCCCCGCAGGACGAAAAATGCGGGTGCAAGTACTACTTGACCCTGAAGCGCTGGAGCGTATGGAGCGTGAAGTCGCGCTTCGTTACAACTCAGACTCCAGGGTCACAGTTTCTTCTCTCGCAAACGAGATCATCAAGTCTCACTACGCAATCCTTGAACCAACAGATGGCTAACTCAACTGCATTCAATGCGAAGTTCCGCATTGTTGAAAATCGCAATCGCAAGACTGACAAATCTCCTGAGGAGAACATCATCGTTGACTTCACTGCCAAGGAAGCAGTGCTGGCAGCTAACTACCTGATGACGATGGCTGAGCAGGCAGAAGCCAGCAACAAGACCATTCGCATCTACACCGGTAAGGACACCTTCAACGAGGAAATTGGCTTTAGCCTCTGGGGCGGTCTCTGGGGTAAGAAAGGCTCCTTCAGCCCGCTCAAGCCTGACAGCGTGAACGATCCCATGTTCTGATGGACTTTGACGCCCTTTTCCCTGAACTGCCGTTTCCTAAAACTGGACCCGGCGTCTCTTATTGCATTGCTCCATCTCAACGGATGTTTGATTTTGAATTACGCATTCCTGGCCAGTGCCCCTTGCGTGGTTGCATTCGTGCTGTTGACGAAGATGACGCAAGGCGTTTGTTGCTCAATCGGCATCCATCCGCCAGCAACATTGAGATCGGAAAAGGGCGCGAAGTTTTTTCTACAGCAACGCCGACTTGATCCTTCCTAATGGCACCCCAAAAGTACAACCTGAGCAACCTGCCAGGTCACCTCGCTCGCTTCTTGAACATCGAACCCAAGACAGTGGGCGCCACTGACATCAACGCGATGAACAACCGCTTTCATCTCTTGGAGGCGCTGTACAAGAAAGACGGTCGCGACAAGAAAAGCCATCCCCTCTATGGCGTTTACACCGGTCTGCTGCAGAAGTACGTCAAAGCTTGATCCTTCATTAAAGTCCCGTGAGAGCTTTGGACAATTTGCCTAGCTACCGTTCAGGAAGATGGTTGCCCGTCATGGCTGCACCTAACGGCGATTTTCAGTTCACCGAAGGCCATGTCAGGCTTCTGCTCTGGATGTGCGAGAACCATCAGGACTGGCTTGACTCAGCATCCAACGAAATCCTCAAGAACGGCGAAATGCCGTCTGAGAACCTGATGAACTGCCGTGAGGGCATCACGGATCTGAAGTGCTGGGGTCTGCGTTTGCTTGAAATCATTGAAGCGACGCCAGATGATGACGATGATGAAGACGACAACTTCGACGACGAAGACGATGACGATTCATTGGAATTGGGCGATTTCGCAGCGCATCTCGAAAGACAATGGGTCCTACATCGAGGTGCTCGAAGCCGAGGGAGCAGAAACCCTCTACAGAAGCTGCGCTCATGGCTACTGTCGGTACTCCAATGATCTCTGGCAAGCTGAGATCTACTGCGATCACCTAGCCGCTCGCGTCATCCCACGCCCAGCTCAGACATCAGCTCCAGCGGGCTGATTGGTTTGCGGGTGAGGTTGCTGGCGGCTTCCTTGGCTGCCCATTGCGCCATCATCCGCTGTTGATGCGCCAGCTTGTTCAGCATGAGCGCCATCTTGTACAGGCCATGGGTATCGCGATCGACGAGCATCTCTTGGATCACCTGCGCCGTTGCTGCCTCAGAAAATTGACACTCGGGCGTGGCTTCAATTGGGTGCCAGTCCATGAGCAGCTTCTGCAGCTTGTACTGCCATACTCTCGTTATCAAAGCATTCATTGACGTAGAAAACAGTATTTGTCTTCACAAACCAAGGACGCCAGTATCCATGCAGGCCGTAGCGCACCCACACGGCTCCGCAGCCGTCACTGGAAAGAGGATTTGGTGTCATTTGCTTTTATGTCTTTCTTCAGCGTGCAATCGTCCCTAGGATTGGCTCATCGCGGGAGGCGCTATGCACTCTTGGATCGACGAGACCAGTCTGATTCCCAAGAGAGAAACAAGAGCGCAATTCAGGTTAAAAATCTTTGAAGCCTTTGATCACCGTTGTGCATACTGTGACAAGCCGGCGCAGTCGCTTGATCACATTATCCCAAGACACAGGGGCGGGCAAACTGTTGTAGAGAACATGGCGCCAGCTTGCCTGCGCTGCAATGGATCTAAAGGATCAATGGAATGGACCCTTTGGTACAGGGAACAGGAATTTTATTCAATGGCTCGCGAAATCGCGATCTGGCGTTGGATTTATCAGTTCAGGGATTGACCTTTGATCCTGACACTTTTGTGTCATTGTTGTAGTGCCCTACCTTTGCGTAACTAACAAGTGGTTTGGCACTCATTTCAAAGAAAATAATCTGTCCTATTTTTAATCCTGGGTACAAGGGCAGGGAGTGCATTTTGCGTGCATTTTGCAGCTCCAGCGTCAGCTTTGACCCGTGCCAACCTGGATCACACCAGCCTGCAAGCATGTGACTGTATCCTGCTCGAGCCCTGCTGCTCTTGAGCGCAAACTGCCCGCAGATGTGCTCCGGCAGATTGAACGTCTCCACCGTCTCAGCCAAGACAAACTCACCAGGCCGCAGCCAGTAAGGATCGTTTTCGCTGTACCCCTTCAAGCTGACCAGCTCCAGATCCATGTCCATTGCACGCTCGATCATCAGGTGATCACCCAACCGCACGTCCAGGGACGCAGGGTTCAGCAGCGCTTCATCGAATGGGGTGACCATCTGTGACCCAACGCACAGGTCACGGATCTGCCAGTCACACAGGACAGCCATCAATAATCCCAGCGGATGCGTGGTTTGCCTGGTCGCATTCCAAGATGCACGAAGCCTTTCTTTGCCCCGTAGCCAAGGCTGTACGGCCAGGTCTGGTCACAGTACTCCTGCACCTTGTAGATGTCTACGTCTTTGATCCAGAAGTCCACAGCGCCTGTATTAGGCTTGTCGTAGAGGTGTTCAGAGTTGCGAGCACCACCAACAGCATTGTTCACAGCAGGTGGCCTGTAACCACTTGTGATGATGATTGGCTTGTTGCCAAAGTGTTTCCGTACTTTTTCAAGGTACTGACACAACACAACAGCAGTCTCGCATTGATGCTGTGCAATGAATCGCCTGTTTTCGCTGTTCAACGCAATCTCGCCGTAGGTCACATTGGGTGTGATCTTGTAGTCAAATGGCTTGCTAGGGGTGAACTGTACGGCCTGTACAGCCTGCACAGCCTTGACGCCCTGCACATGCAGGTTCATCAGTTTGATCAGCTTGTCAGCGTAAGCAGGATCTGTTGCATACCCTTCACGCACCAACCAGCGTGCAGCATCTTCGCGATCAGCAGCATGATTGCAGCCTTGATGCACGTTGAAATCTTTGTACCAACGCTCCACCAAATAGAACACACACGTCTCAAGATCAGGGAAATCAAGAAACGAATCTTGAATCGTGATCCAGCGACCGTTGATGTATTCCTTTGTGTTGCGATTTGTCCCGACACCTTTCAGACCGAAGAAGTTGTTCTCGCCTGATACGTGCTTGCCATATCCAGACTCAAGCGCCCACTGCGCAGCAACAAGCTCAGGGAACTTCGCCCCAGCTTTCTTGGCCGCATCAAACACGCCCTGCCAATTGTTCTCAAATACGTCTTGTTTGCCAGCCTGTGACCACGTCTTGAACCAAGCCTGATCCCTATTCAACAAATCAGGCGCAACCTTCAACAAGGCTTCTTCCAGTTCAAAGATCGCCGCTGTTTGATGCGGCAAGACCTTGTAATACTTGAACAGGTCAACCAGCTTCAGGCGGTTCTGGGTCGTCATCGTTCCAAGGGGATGAGATTGACATCGGTCCACCCAGAAGGCGGCTGTCACCTGTTTGCTCTGGTGTGATCGGTTCTTCTTTGATCACAGGCCGGCGCTTTGACCGCTCTTCTTCTAGGTCAATAATCTTGTTGACACGCTCGATTTCACGATCAAGCCGTGGCGCTAAGGTCGCTTGGAACTTGTGATCTTGAGCAGCACGCTGCATGCGATGCCGCCAGTCCCTGCTGTCATAACGCCACAGCCAGGTCGTATTGTCGCTCAGCGCTTTGGGAAGATCACCTTCAGTGCCTTCAGCACCAGTTGCACCCAGGAATTCTCCCGAATTGGGAGGAGTGCAATGATCTCAGAGCCAGCAGCAACGACAATCGCGATCGCTGCAACAGTGGTGGGATCCATAACGATCAGTGTGGACGTGCTTCCAGCATAGTCACGCGATGCTCAACACCATTAAGACGCGTGAAAGTTTCCTTGCGATCTTCTTTGATGTCTGTGTGCAAAACCTCAAGCTGAGTGGCGATGTGCTCAACTGCCGCTGTCAACCTGATAACTGCTTCTCGTGCTTCGTCGTTACGTCGTGTGAACCCCATGGCACCCATTGCTGCCACTGAGATAGATGCGCCGGCTACAGCGGCGATGACTTCAATCATGGCAGCTCCAGCTACCTTGACAGATTAGCGTCCCTGTCCACGCAAAGCTTTCTTACCCCTTCTTCTGGGGCGGCTGTTCTGGCCAAAGCCTTGACGGGTGGTTTTAGGTGGACCCGGCTGATGATCAACGCGAGCCGCACCCTGCTTGCTTTTTACTGCCATGGCATCCCGCTGGCCTTGCTGGGATGGTGCTGCTCGTCAAGCTGCGCCTGCAGGGCGGCTTCGATCTCGGTCACTTTCTCGGCGCCAAAAGCATCCTTGACCCAGCCGATGACCATCTCTTCGGTCAGGTCGGCATAAGGGATCAGCTTGTCCGGGCGCTCGAAGCCCAGTGACCCGTACGCACCGCTGCTGTAGGTGCCGTCTTCAGCGGTGACGGTGTAGTGGGCAGTCATCACAAACCCGTCAGCGGTCTCGCGCTCCAGGTTGGCGATGTGCCAAGAAAAGGTGGTGGCCATGAGTTGATGGGTGATGGTGGGAGTTTAGGACGGGTGTCTAGTGAAGGTGACTACTCGGCTTCAAGCTCATCAGCGATGGCGAGAAGATCAGCGACATCAACCATGTAATCCTGTTCATCGTCGTCGTAGATGATGTTGTAGCCCAGTTGTTCAGCAGCAGCTCGCAGAGCAGCGGCAATCGAATAACGGTGAACGGCGTGCTGAAGTCCAGCATCAAGCACGGCTTCAGTCGCAGACGATAGTTGTGTCATAAGTGTTTAGGGTGAATGGCTACCGGGCTTCAGCCCTTTCTGCTTCCGCGAGCAAGCGTTCTCGCAACAAGCGGCGTTCGTCAAATCTGTAAAGCAAGCCAGGGTTGTTTTTGCGCTCGCAAAGCGAAGGAGCTTCCTCCTCTGGAAGCAACCATTCGACCAAGGCTCGGATGCGGACAGCCTCGTGCTGTGGATCTGGGTGGCTTATGCAAGCCCCAAATTCTTCGATCAAAAGATCTGTTTCTGCTTGATCCAGAACTTGCCACAAAGGCAACTTATCTTGTTTCTTGGACATAGAAGTGGGAATGACTACTTGCCCCAGCGGGTAAGGACGGCGCGGGCATAGTTAAGGCACCACGCAGAATCTTCTGGGTCTCCGCCCATGTCGTCGTAAAGCTCCCACAGCTCCTCATCCGTCGGCTCCTGCGGCTCAAACTTGGTGTTCTGCCTGAGAAACTCCACCATCAAGCGGTGGGCTTCACCAGCATCGGCAATGAACTGACCCCGGTAGTGGAAGCCTTCTTTGTCGAGGCGGATAACTTCCTCGCCAAACTCGTAGCGAGAGTCGTGAAATGTGATGTTGCTGGTGGGTTGATCAGTCATCGAGTTGCTCCAGTGCGCGGCGGATGGTGTCAAGTGAGTTCAAGGTTTCTTGACTGAACTCTGTCGTGTCCCAAAGCATGTCCACTTTTTCAAGCTCGGCAAGCGCCTGCTCCTTCAAGCTCGGCGGCTTGGGGCGTCTGGCGGCGCGGAGTTGCCGCGCTTCACCAGACCAGCCTTCTCGATTAAGCCACTCACAGCACGCCTCCAGCTCCTGGTCTGCGCCCCATTGGGCGGCGCCGGTGGCAACGCACATGCAGAGAGTGGCCAAATCTTGGTAGTCAGTGCCGTGAGCAGTCGCCCACTCCCGCACCAGCTCCGGCGGTGGGGTGATGGGATGCCTGTAGTCTTCTTGGGTCATGGTCTCCAGGGGATCGTGGCCAGGGGCAGGGTGTTGACGCACCGCTGCCCTACCACACTACACCCGTGTCAAGCCCAGCGGGGTCTGCTTACACGTCTACATAAACGTGTCAGGTTTTTGGGGTTTCTTTGACACGTCAGCTAGGCACAGAGGAGAGTAGGGTTACGAGGCTTGGAGTTGAGCCTTCACTTCGGCCATCTCCGTTTCCAGTTGCTCGATCCGCTCCATTGCTTCCTGCAGTGCCTTTACTGCCTTCATGTAAAGCACCGAGTAATTCACTGATTTAGTGACGGTGCCAAGGTCGTTGCCGTCTGCGTCGCGGTCGGGGGATTCAGTGACAAGCCCGGGGGAGACGAGTTCAACCTCTTGGGCGATCAGGCCAATTTGGGTGTGGGTCTGCCCTTCCTTAAAATTGAACTTGCGCACCTGAAACGCCTTGAGATCGTTCCACTGCGAGCCAGCGTCAACGATGTTTTCTTTTAACTTGGCGTCTGAAATGCCCGCATAGCTATTGTTTGTGTTTTGAACGTTACCATTTGTATACACTTGGAACGAAGTTGTTCCAGAGTAAGCGGTTCCTGCCGTGCCGCCGTACCTGCACTCCAGAAATCTGTACGCAGTGCCTGCACCTTGGACAGAAGAAATGTAGAACCCGTCAATGGTAGAAACGAGAGAACCAACTCCTGCTTGGCTAATCCTCATCCGCTCCGTCGGGCTGCTCGCTCCGTCGGCGGTCGTCGAAAAAATGAGCCTGCCCGGCATGTCACCAGAGCCTGATGCTCCATCTACAAGTGCACCAATACTTGCGCCTGTTCTAAAATTAGTTCCATCGTTTCCAGTGAAATTTATCCATCCCATGTCTCCACCATTATCAAGAAGAGTATTAGTACCTGGTGTATTTGAGAATGAAGTCCCTAAGGACAACACAGGTCCATACCCATTAGCCGAATAGTTGAGAAGGCTTAAACCATTGTTGTAAGTATTGGTAGCTGTCTCAAACTGAGCTGTAGGGATATTGGTGAACGCATCTTTATAAATATTGCTACGCACACTAGACGTGCCAACTAACAGGCGTCCCGAGCTGTCGATGCGGGCGCGTTCTGTTCCCGAAATCCTAAAAGCGTGGGCGCTGGAATCATAAGTAGTTGACCCATACGCGCTTGAACTGCGGTTGTAAGAAATAAGTTCAACACCACCGCTGCCTGGATTTACTTCGTATCCATCTGCTCCACCGTTTGATACGACTAACTTTGCAAGGGGCGAATTAGTGCCAATCCCTACAAGCCCTGCCGCCGTGACACGCAGTCTCTCAGTGCCTTCTGTGGTGACCTTGAAGTGGCCATCAACGCCGGTATCAACAACCTCGGCCTCGGTGTTGCCTTCGCTAATCTTGTCGCTGGTGCCGCTGGCGGTCGCCCAGCTCAGGGTGCCAGACCCGTTGGTGCTAAGCACCTGACCACTAGTGCCGTCGGCTGATGGCAGCGTCCATGTGACGTTGCTGCTGACGGTTGCAGGTCCCTGAAAAGCTACCCAGTTGCTGCTGTCAGAGTCGGCAAACCTCAAGTCGCCTTGAGCGTTCAACGTGGTGTTGCCGCCGTAAACGGTGATGTCGCCGCTGCTTGAGATCCCAAGGCGACGGGTGCCCGCAGTGGTGAAATCCAGCGCGTCAGTGCCGCTGCTGTAAAAGCCGGTGTCGGTGCCACTGGCGCGGAAGTAGATCGATGGCGCGGAAGCGGTGCCGTTCTCAACCGGCACGGTGTCGAAGTCGCCGTCAAGCTGTCGGAGCGTGATCCACGCGTTGTTGGCTGCGTTGCGCAACTTGAGCAGGCCGGTGGTCGTGTCCGCCCAGAACTGATAGGCGTACATGGTCGCCGGCTCAGTGGCGCCGCTGTTCTGGCTGACGATCGCGGCCAGCGCATTGTTCAGGTCAGATCGGACGGCTGCACCAGTGCCGTTAGCGATGACGTAATCGTGTTGAGCCATAGCTAGGCCATTTTGCTCCTACTTTAAGCGCCCTTGCCAAATCCCACCGCAGTCCATAAAAAGTTCCTGCTTACTGCAGTGCCAGCGCTGTTTCTGAAGGTCACGTCAAAGCCTGTGCTGGTGACGTTGGTCACGTTGAAGTAATCGCCGGTCGCCAGGTTCTGCGCGACGATGCCGATGCTGGGCAGGTAGGCGTTGGTGCCGCCCAGGCTCGCCGTGCCGGTGAAGAACGCTTTGTCGAAGGCGACCGAGTAGGTGCCAGCGCCGCTGGTGACAGCACCAACTGACTGCTCTGTCCTGCGCTGGAAGGTGCCGTCATACCCAAGCTGCTCAACCACAATGTTTTCGGCTGGGTCGTTGCTGGTGAGTTGAGACTTGAACTGAAAACCGCGTCCCAGGAAGGTGCCGTTAACGAACTCCTGCCAGCTTGTCCAGGTGGGCGAGCCGCTGGGATTGTCTGAAGTGCGACGGACCAAGAGCTTGGCGTTGACCTGATCGATCACGCCGCCATCCCAATCTGCCCAGTCGTCAACCAGTCCGGTACGGCTGTCCACCAATGTGCTGGGGAAGAACCCAGTGGTGACGAAATAACGCTTGAGGTCAAGCGAAAACACGCCACCTAGATCAAGCGTATTGGCAAAGGCATACTCGCCTTGCAGTTGGGTATCACCCAAGAAATCAAACGTCGTGATCAGATCGAAGTCCGTGATTCCATCAAGGGTTTCATCGCCATCCAGCACCAAACCGCCAAAGTCTTCGCTGTAGAAGACGTCCGTCTTGGCGCCTTGGAATGGCGGCGTATCTGTGTCCTCACGGCGGGTCTGCACCAGCAGTTGCCCCACGGCATCCGGGAAGTCAACGATCACGCTGGTTTCTGTTGGGCTCTGCCGGCCACCGTCATCCTCGAACTTGACCAGGATTTCGCCCTCCACCAGTGGCACGATGGCTTCGGTGTTGTAGCCGGCGATGGCAGGGATCAGGTCAACGCTGTTGCTCCAGGTGCCGGTGCCATCGGTCAGGCTTGTATGACGGATGTGGACTCGGCCGGCAACGCGGACGTCTAGGTCAACAGTTGCAGTCCAGCGCAGGCGGGCGCTGTTGGCGCTGATCGGTTCGATGGTCAGGTTCTGGACGTTGCCCGGCGGGGCGGTCTTGCCGACCAGCGTGAAGGTAGCCGTAGCCGGAGTGCTGACGCCGCCGAGGCTGTTGATCGATTGCACCCGGACTTGCAGCGTGCCAGCGTCCAAGCCCTCAATGCGGGTGCTGGGGCTGTTGGTGTCGATCTGCGACCAGTTGTTGTTGCCGAGCCGGTAGATCACCCGGTAGGACTGCACCAGTTGCGTCGGCGGCACCCAGCTCAGCTCGAACGCAGTGCGGACGTTCTGGCCGTCGGTGTATAAGTGCTCCGTGCCGGTCAGGCCGGTAGGGGGCAGCGGAATAGCAGACAGGTTGGAGATGTCCCGCGCCTGCAGCTTGATGTCTGACTCGATCGCGGCGTAGATGCTGCTGTTGTAGGCCAGTGCGGTGACGCCGTAGATGCCATCCTCGGCCTCGGCCACGCTGACAACACGGAACTGCTGCGTCCGCAAGCCGGTGTCTTCAATAACCCAGATACTTTGTGGGTTGGGCGCTTCACTGAAAGCGCTGCTGACTGTGACAACGTTGCCGCTAATGGCGCTAATCGTGCGCTTCTCAACCAAGCCGGTCGGCAAAAGCACTGAAATGGTTGGGAATGTCCCAACAGTGCCAATCGCGTTATCGGCTGTAATTGTGGTCGTTGTTGCTGCTGCAATGCGGCCGCCGCGCCTGCTGCCAGCCTTGACCGGATCGGCCACGTCGATCACCATGCCAGGACGCAGCACAATGCCCGAGTCGATCGACACTGAGAACGTGACGGTCTCGGTCAGGTTCTGCTCGGACAGCAGCGCCCACTTGCCAGCACGGTGCGCCTGCCCTTGCGAGTAGCAGCCGACTGCCTTGATGTCCTTGTTGATGATGCCGTACTTGGCAACGGCTGACGCATCCTCGACGTACTCGTAAGACACTTCGCCCAGGTTGTCGTAATCCTGGTAAGCAACGGTCGCTGTGGTGTGCCGTGCCTTCTGCGATGAGCCGCTGTAGTTGAACAGCCCATCAACGACGTTGGCCGGGGTCAGCAGGTATTGCGGATCCGATGGCTTGTCCTGCAGCACCACCATGGCGCCAGCGCCGTAGTAGGCAATGCCACGGAACAGGGCGACGAACTCTTGGATGACGTTGTAAACCTCATCTCTGCTGTTGATCAGCATGTTGCAACTGAACCGGGGCTCCAGCCCGCCGCGTCCGTTGCTGACCAGCGCGTTGCAGTACTGGCTGATCGCGTAGAAGTCGTAACGGTCCAGGCTGCTGGCCGGGATGCTGGCGCCGTAGCGGGTGTTCGTCAGCAGGTCCCACAGGCACCAGGCCGGGTCGTTGGTCCATGTAGCAGCGCCGAAGGTGCCATCCCAGACGCCGCTGTAGGTAACGCGGCCGAGGTAGGTGGTCGTGTCAACCGTGGCATTGCTGGGCAGTTGCACCTTGATGCCACGCACCAGGTACTTGCGGGCTGGGATGCCTTTGAACTGGCGGCTGTCAAAGCGCAGAAATGCCAGTGCGCTGTTGGGATACCTAAACTTCTCGTCGATAATCTCGGTGTAGCTGAACCAGAAAGTCCGGTTCTGCCGGCGGGCACTGGTCTCATCGGCGCTGATGCGCTCCAGCCTGATGTCAACAGGGAACGCACCCGTCAGGCTGATGATGTAGTCGCGCTGGTAAGCGTTGGTGGTCTTGCCACTGATCGTGTCCTCGAAGACGGTCGTGTAGCCGCCGCCGTTGTACTGCACCCTGCAGCGGATGCTGACCTCATGGCCGATGATGTCGCCGTCATCCTCGATGATCTGCAGCGCCGGCACCTGCACCGTGATGCGGGCGCGGTCCACATCCGAGTCAGTGATCTGCCGGGTGACAGATGCAGCAGCCGTGATCTCGACGTTGACGGCCTGCTCTGACTCGATGCCGTTGGTGTTGGGGATGTAGCTCTGCGCCTGCGTGCCAGTGCGGGTGACGACGGTGTAGCCCGTGAAGTTGTCGATTCCGCTGCTGCTTTGAACGGGCGTCCCATCCAGGTAGATGCCCTGCACGCCGTCTTCAATGCCGTCGATCTCGCCTTCGCTGATTAGGTCAAGGACGCTGGCAAATTGGACTGACTGCAGGCTGTCATCAGCCTCCGATGGGACGTGGGTCGTGCCGCCGCCACCTTTGCCGCCACCGCCACCGCCTGCGCCTTGCAGCACGCCAAGGCCGGCGTTGTGAACGCGGATGCCGCCAGCAATGAAGGTGTGGTGCCCTTCGACGGTCAGGTTGTAGACCGTGCCAGCGGGCAACTCTTCGCGGCCGACGATTGGACGCAGGTGGTTGTTCTCGTCCACCAGGCAGTCATCAGCGCCAAGGCTGCCGATTGCGACGAAGGCATTGAACTGGTTCAGGACCCAGTGATTCGGGGTTGCATCCAGTGATGCGCCGCCCCAGAGCTGGTAGCGGAAGACACGCTCATTCGGGTGCTCATGCACCTTCAGGATCGTCGCCTCGTGCAGCGTGCCCTTGTCGTCAAAGCTCAGGACTTGATCGCCGGCCTGCAGCTCATCAATGCGGCGCTGCCCGTTGGGCGTGCGCACCAGCGTGTGCCCCAGGAAGCATCCACCGCCACCACCGCCACCGCCGGAACCTTGAAGCTGTGTCATCGCAGTTGCGCCACATCAAGGCCGCTGGACAGGACAGCCGAACCAACGAAGGCGCGGCCGTAGACGATCGGCACCGGCATCCCCTGCTGGCTGGTGTTGACAATGCCGCTGAAGCTGAACGACTCCAGCCGGGCGGCTTCTTTGCCGCGCTGCAGGCCACTGATCGATGCCTGGGGCGAGATCATGCTGGCAACACCACCGATGATCAAGCTGGCACCAGCAAGGCCGATTGCGCTTGCAAGGCCGCCGCCGATGATGCCCATGGCCGCGCTACCGGCAGCCGCACCCGCAGTCACGCCAGAAAGCCCCATGCCCAGGCCGAGAAATCCGCCGGCTGCCGGGCCCAACACGATCGCCAGTGCCACCAGACCGATGCCAGCGAAGATCTGCCCTGCGCCTCGACCAGCACCAGCCACCACAGGCGCAATGCTGAACACATCCCGTTCAGACCATGGCAGCACGGCCACGCTTGCATCCTCGGGCGTGATCCGCTCCTTGCCGACGGTGACTCGGAAGCCCATGCCGGTCTGCTCTGAGTCGATCAGCCAGCGCTCCAGGCCGGGGAAATTGACGCACAGCGCCTTGATCGCCTGCGCGGGCGTGTCCACCTCAAACTCGAACCGGCACTGGCCGAGTCGCTTGCGGAGTGCGCCGTAGACCTTAACGACTTTCATGCCGCAAGACCAGGGCAGTGCTCTTGACATAGTAACCGCCATACACGTCGCGGCTACTCAATCGCCCCTGCACGTGATGCAGGATTTGCTGATCGCCCAAATAGATCGCCGCATGGTTGGGCAGCCCTGAGAACAGTTGCATCAGGATCGCGTCGCCGTACTGCAGTTCCTCGAACGGCACCTGTCTGAAGCCCTGCGAGCGGTAGCTGTCGAGATACAGGTTCTCGCCTCGCTCCCAGAACCGATCACGCCGGTCAAAGTTCGCCAGCATCAAGCCCCACTCGCGCTGATACCAGTCCCGCACCAGCGAGTAGCAGTCCACCACGCCGAACACAAACTCGCGGCCGACGTATGGCAGCTCAAACGCTGCCGGCTCGCAGCCGCCCCAGGCTTCGGTCTTGGGGTTGACGATCACCCACGGCAGGCCGCTGTTGTTGCAGCCGATCTGATCCGCCGCTGATGGCACCGGCTGCGTCACCGGGTGACTGTGGACCACGGCCACGATCTCGCCGGCATCTTCAGCTGCTGCGTAATCCGCCGGGTCCAGGATGAAGTGCTCGTCTGGTGTGGCGGCGATGTTGCGGCACGGGTAGTAGCGGCGCCGGCCTTTGACCACATGGATCAGGCCGCAGCACTCGCGGGGATCCTCGGCCTGCGCGTGCGCCAGGATGTCAGCCTTGAGCGCGTCGGTCAGTTTCATTTGGCGACACGCCTGGGACGACGGGAAGGCATCGTGAGCGCAGTCAACGGCTCAAGCCCTTCATTCAGCCTATTCGTAAATGTACTCACTGGGATGTTGTAGCGCCTGCACCATTCGCGCTGGTGCAGTGTCTCTCCGTTGATAGTGAACAACTTGTTGCTTCGCTTGTTGGCGTGCTGCTGCATGGCCGTAGCCCATCGGCAGTTGTCCGGGCTGTAACCACGCGAATTATCAATGCGGTCAAGAGTGCACCCAGCGGGGCGAGGATTCAAGTCCTCGACAAAGTTTCTTGGATCGTGCCAACGCTCGCAGACTTGAATGCCTCTGGCGCCGTACAAGTAAAAATCCTTGTTGCCTTTGTTGTAGCACCTAGCCATCATTCCCTCCCATGTTTTGTAAAGGGGATGCCCGGCCATGCCATGCTTTATGTTGATTGGAGGCGGAACTTGTGCAGCACATCCGCATGATTTGGGAGTTCCTCTACGCAAAGATCCTGCAGGAGCAAGTTTTTTGCCGCCACAATCGCAAACACATTCCCAAACGACACTGTTCCAACGCCTCTCAGCGGTAGGCCTTAGTGCCACAAGTAAGCCATAACGACGCCCCGTGATGTCGACGGGCTCTTTCCCCTTGGCCATAATTAAGATAGTGCAGCTCCCTTCCATAGTACCCTAAGTCGTAAGTCCCGCTCCCGGATAACTTCCGAACGGCAACTCAGCCGTGGCACCAAACCGCAGCTTGCAGCTCTCCACCCGCTTGCCGCACACGTCAGCCGCCAGCGTGCCAACGACCTGATCATTCACGTTCCAGTAATTGCTGCCGGTGTAGCCGCACTCAGCGCCCCGGTACTTCCACTGGCATACGTTGGCGATGATCTGCCGCTGTGGCAGCATCACACCAGCTAGGTCGAACTTACTGGCCAGCTCGAACTCAACTAGGTCGCGGTTCTCGTTGGACTTCCGGTCGACGTACCAGATCTCCGTCGGGAAGCGAGCGTTAGGGTCAGCCGCCGCCTCGCCATCGAGGAACTTCTTCAGCGTGCGGATCCGCCGCACCGTGGCGCCGCCCAAGTCGTTGCCGGGTGTGGTCGCATTGACCAGCAATAGCAGCGTGGTCATGTCGCTGAACAGGTTGCTGATCCGCAGCGTCGGGCGCGGCAGGCTGCCGGAGCTGGTGTAATCGAACCCCGTCGCCTCAACCGGAAGCCTGACGTAGGTGTTACCAGCAAAGACGATGTTGCCGGTGACGGCTGCGTTCACGCCGTTGTGCCAGTAATAGGTGGTATTGGCGCCGTGCAGCGTGGTGTCAAGCTGCAGCTCAAACAGCTCGATGATGGCGTTTGGACCCAGAACTGCCAGCTCTTCGTAGACGCTGCTGATCGCTGCCCATGTGACGCCTCCATCAACGATGGTGCTGCCGATGTCCGTCGGCCATGCCGGTTGCGTGCTAGCGCTGGTGCCTGCGACCGTGCAACGGAACACCAGCCCGCTGACCTGTGTGGTCGTGGCGCGAACGATGTCACCGACGACGTATGCGGTGCTGGCTTGCCAGGCTGCGTAGGCCATTACGGTTCAAACACCTGCTTGAACGTTGCAGTAATGGTATGCACGTTCGCGTAATTGAACTCGCGATTCCATTCACTGCAGATCCATTTATACGCCGTGCTGTCATCCAAAGGCGTCCAGTCGAACGCAGCGTTGTCAGCCGCACGTGCATCAAAGAATGCTTCAATCGCATCCGCATCAGCCGTTGACTTGGCAGTCCAGCGCAGATCCCATTCCTTCGGGTTCTGGTTCAGGCCGTACTTCAACCGTTGCTGATAACCGTCGCCGAACTGAACAGTCCTGACAATCGGTGCGCTTCTGCGAGCAGATCCAAAGTCAGGCGTTGTGCCGCCTGTGCTCGTCCCTACTGTCGCGTCGTCGAACGTAGCCATCAGCGAGTACCAGAGAGCAGGCCACCAGGGCGTTGCTGCTTGACGATTTCGGCCTGTACCGCAGCCCCGATCACTCTACCCAATTGATTTGCATTGGGTCCATCACCTTGAACTTCACTGCCACCTGCATCGACGTTCACCGTGACATTGACACCGCCGCCAGCAGACTCAATACCTAAGCGCCCATCACGTCCACGCCGCAGGGGCATGATCGCCTCAGGACCGGCTTCACCCATCAACCCAATGCCATTGGCAAAGGGGAAGATCGTGGGACCACCAACAATGCCGCCCCTGGCAAACTTCTGAATGCCATTGCGGCCAAACACATTGCCCTTTGCGCTTGTAGCAAATCCGCTGAAGAAATTTGCGCCACCATCGGTAATAGAACCCAGTCCAAGGTTTGCGGCAGACGGCACGCCAGAGATATTCATCGCGCCTGTGGAGCCCAGGAACCCGCCACTGAAGAAGCCACCACCGAATCCCAGCGCTTGCATGATCGTCTTCAGCACAAGCTGCTGAATGATCATCCTTGCAGTGTCAGCCAAAATTGACGCGGCAAAGCTCCTGAAATTGAAAGTGCCAGTCGTAACAAGTTCAGTGATCGAATCTTCAACACCCTTGAATCCTTTTTCAGTCAAGGAAGTCAACGCATCGTCAATTTGACCAATGCCGCTCAGGTAGTTCTGCACACCTGCATCAAACGCGGTAGTGTCGGCAAAGCTGAACTGAGCTTTAGAGATAGCCTCGTCAAACTTGAGCTGTCCCAGCGCCTCGTCACGTCGCCTCTGTGCCTGAACGCCAAGCGCTTGCAGGTACTGCTGCGCAAGACCTGTCCGATCAGCATTAACAAGACCCTCAAACATGACGCGGCCACCAGTCAATTGCCGCAACTCTTTAATCGTTTTGTTCAGATCCTTGCCCTTGTCGTTGATGTCGTTCAACGCCTCAAGGAACTTGCGCTCAATCGCTTCCTCTGCAGTCTCGCCAATCCCTGCAGTCTCGAGATTGACATCACGAATCATGCGACGCAGTTTTTCAGCAAGATCCGCACCACGCTCAAGGCCGCGATTGTAATCACGCAGAATCTTTTCTTGCTCTCGATCAGCCTTGCTCTTCTTATCTTTTGCTGCCTCTGGTGAGATGCCAGGAAGCCTTGACGGAGGTTCACCCTGACCAGTGGTAATCGCAGCCTCAGCAGCTTTCAACGCATCACGTTGCGCTGTCAACTGAATCCGACGTGCCTCCAAGTTTTTGATCAGACGCTCTTGGAAGCCACGACCTTCGCCTGAATCGCGCAACTTGTAATATCCAGCCAACTGCTTATCAAGGATCGATAGCTTGCTGTTGAGGTCAGCAATCTGCTCTGTACGATCTTTTCCAAGCCCAAGGAACTGATTCAGCTTTCTCGTTGCAGCATCAATCGCAGCGACAATCGACGCAAAAATCGTCTGGAAAAATGCACCCACAGGCTTCAGTAACGTGCCAACGCTTTGCTGCAAACGAGCCAACGATGTCTTCAGTCGATCACCAGCAGCATCAGGACCATCAGCAATGATCTTGGCGTTTTCGCCATACGTTGCAAAAAGCTTCTCCGCAAACTTCTGGAAGTCGAGCAGACTGACCTGACCTTTCTCAAGCGCTTTATCAAGCTCCTGAGGAGTCATACCGATCGATTCAGCAAACAGACTGAATGCACCAGGCAGGCGCTCACCAATCTGCTGACGAAGTTCTTCAGCACTGACCTTACCCTTGCTGAACACCTGCGATGTTGCAGTCAACGCAGAATCGAGTTGCTCAAGGCTGCCGCCTGTACCGCGAATACCAGATGCAATACCAATGAATGCCTTCTCAGCATCGCGTACATTGCCGCCTGCACCTTTGACAGAAGCGGTCAACTGCGTGAACTGACGCGTCAAAATATCCTGCGGAATCGCAAGACTTCTGCTTGTTTGATCAATGAAACCAAGAGCACGTTGATATTCACTTGCATTCTTCGTAACGAGTCTCAGCGCTTGCTGCTGCCTCGACAAATCAGCGGCGTAAGTTGCAGCCCCGCCAAGCGCTTGACGAGCACCACCAACCTGCGCACCAATACCACCGCCAACAATCGCTCCAGGGACGCCGCCAACAATGCCGCCAATCAAGGCACCAGCGCCACCCTCGAAGCCGCCAAAGACGCCTGCACCTGCAACTGTGCCCGCAATCTGTGCAGCCCTTCCAATGCCGCCACGGCCGCCCCTGCCGCCAATCTGCTTGCCTTGGATCTCAGCAAGCTTCTTATCAAGACGATCAGCCTCAGCAGTGGCCTGCCGAAACTCGTTGCTGGCTATATCAACACTATTGGCAATCTCGCGCCATGCACTTGAATAACCTTTCAGGTTGTTGATGCTTTGCGTTGATGTATTCTGTATCTTCTTCAGTTCTGCAGATACTTCCTTGAAGTTGACATTTGCCGCTGCAGTTTGCTGTGCAACGCCTTTCAGGCTGCCCTGAAGCCTGGTGAGCTGCTCGTCACCTTGCTGCTTGATCTTGACTAGCAGTTCTGTGACTTGGCTCATTTGCTTTTCTTGTTCAGGACGGACAAGGCGGCCATTTCCATCACCTGCACGCCCTCGAACATGGCGACAGGGTCCTTGACTGAATACAGCTTACAGAGCCATTCCAAACTCGGGTAGTTCAGCCCTGTCAATCCCGCCATACTCGTGTGCCACTGCGTTGACATCCTCGTAAACATCAACACAATCTCCCAGTTCTCTTCCCACACCTCACAGTGCTGCTCAACAGCTTCAAGCCGCGCTGCAGCAATCTGCTCTGGCGTTGCCCCTAGCGCCAGCAGATCAGCTTCACGTTCATCGACAACGCCACCTTTCGCCCAGTACTCAGCGGCGCTTTTTAGTTTTTTGCCGGCGCTCCAGTCACGCTATCGGCATAAGCCTGGATCAGAGCCTTGATGACATACGGGTCATCGCACAGCTCTTTCTTGGTCTTCTGCGTAAACGGGATCTCCTTCCCGTCCTCATCCTTGATCCCGTCCCAACCTTCAAGGATCCCATCGATCAAGGCATCATCGCCCTTATCGACAAGATCGTTGAAGGCAGAACGACTCATCTTCTTGAAGACTGCATCGAACGTTTGTTTGTCAAACTTGCCGCCGTCAACAGGTGTTTCCACCGTGACAGGCCACTTGTACGACGCAGCCTTCTTGAGGACGAATGCCATGACAGGGATCAGGTGAAGACCAGCGACATCTCGTTGTTGCCAGCCGTGGTAGGCAGAGCCAGGTACGGCATGGACAGCGCAATGACGCCGTTAGTATCAGCGTAGCTGCAACTGGTGATATCGGTCTGGGCTGCGTTGACAGTCACGATATTGCCGCCAGTGGCGCCCAAAACAAGGTTGGTGCTGCCAGTAGCAACCGCAACGGCCTTTGCAAAGAAGTCGGTCGTGCCGATCGCAGGAGCCTCGATCACGGCCGTACCACCAGGAGCACGGTTGGTGATCAGCACTTCCTTGTTGGAAGCGGTCTCCTTGTACAGCAGCTCGTTGTTCAGGGCAAGATCAAACGACTCGATGCGTGAGCTGGTCACACCGTGGAAGGTGGCAGTTGTCACGTTGGTGTCGTTGACCTCCAGAGCAGCAGCCTGGTTGGCAACAGTGAACGAACCCGACAGGGCAGTGCCGTCAGGGGCGTTGTAGATACCGATGAAGTTGAAGCTGGCCACAGCAAACTGACCAGCGGTCATGTTGAAGCTGACCGTGCCGCGAGCACCAGTGATCTTGTGCTGGGTGCCGTCGTAGAAGCAGTAGATCGTTACCGAATCAAAGCTGCTGCTGACAGGGGCGTAGGTGACTGAGGTGGAAGAAACAATGGTCTCACTCAGGCCGCAAGACTTGAGCAGAGGACCAAAGGCAGGAGCCGTACCAGCAGTGCCGGAACCAGCCAGCTCCACGTCAAAGGTGACGCTCACACGCTTGTTCGCAACCAAAGTGCCGCGAGTGCTGTTGCCAATGAATCCTTGGAACGCTGCAGCCTGGACGTTGTCCGACTCAATCGGAGTCAGTTCCAGATTGGTGACCTGCACCGCGTCAGAACCGCCAACAGGGCTGGGATCAGTCCCGTAGGTGGATTCAATCTTCGCGATCAGAAACTTCTTCCGTGTCAGTGCCATCGTTGGTGGGAGCAGCGGGTTCTGTGATCAGTGTAAGTTTCCCAGATTTCGGGTCAAACAAATAGCTGCCGCCCACTCCGGGATTGGGAACTTCCTTTTCAATCTTAGCCATGGTGTCACGCGGTAGTTAGAGAAGTCCTGCTTGTGCGATATCGCACCAGGAAGTCTTGGCTAATGATACCCAGAGGCACATCAGCTTCATACAGGCTGAAGTCGGTTCGATCAGGCGTCAAGTCAAGCGCATAACCATTCACGGTTTGATCTGCCATCAACTTGGCATGCACCTGCTGTGTGTACGTGTCTGAATCGTCGTCAGGGACTGCAGCACGCACAATTGTCGTGATCCGCACCCGCATCGTCCAATCCAGCTTGTCGTAGAAGTTGGTGTCCGTCGGCTGATCATTGACAGGCTCGACGATGACAGCAGGCACCTCACCCCGCGCCAGAGGCTCTACACGGCTCCTGTAGACCGTTGCGCCTGTGATCGTGTCAAGGTTGCTCTTGATGCGAGCCAGGATCAATTCTCGGCGGGTGTCAGCCATTACGTGCAGGCCAGCGTTGTCGTAAGCGTATAGCCGACGCCAATCGTCACCACAGTCATGCGGACGTATTTCGCCATCAACCCGTCGTAATGATCAGCAAACGTACCAGTGCCTTTGGTTTTTGCTGCAGACAAGTCGTACCAGTTTGTTCCGTCAAGGCTTCCCTGTTCCTTGAATTCAATATTGCCGCCAGTGATCACATGCTGAAAGGTGAACAGCGTTGCCTGCACTTCAACGGCAGCGCTACTACCAACAGCAGTCAAGGTTTCAAATTGATAAACATTGTCGCTCAATTCGCTGCTGAGACCGATTACGCGTGCCATCAGACTTTGCTCAGCAACAGTTCAGAAAAAAGTCCGTCGTCAATTGCTCGATTCTCCCTGACGGTATAAGAGACCGAATCAACAGTAATAGAAGTGCCACGAGCGGCAGTGCTCACATCAGAAGTCTTCGCCAGCAGCGAATATTCCCGACTCAGAGCCATGCCGCCCGCCAGCACCTCCACAGGCGAATCCAGGATGCCAACAAAGGTAGAAGCGCCAAGAGTGCAGGAAACCCCGAACTCATCAACGCTCAAAAATGCCAGCGTGTCCTGGATCGCCATCAGGATCAGTTGCCGTACTTCTTGCTGTAAACCAGCGAGACGCCGTACACAAACACAGGGTTGGTGCCAGCCTGGGTGCCCACAGCACGGACATAACGACGAACGTCGTTGGTGTTGATGCTGAGCTTCTCAAAGGCAGCAGCAGCGTCGGTGACCTCGGTGAAGGTCTTGCCGGTGATGTCAGCCCAAGAAGAGTTGTCAGCCGAATCCTGAAGCTTGACGTTCAGGGTAGGGGTGGTGCCGCTGCCAGCTTCGCAATCCAGGATCACGATGGCTTCGCCTTCAGCATCGTTCGACCCTTGCAGGTCAAAACCAGTGCCGGTGGCGGTGGCAGTGCGGGAATCAGCGGCCAGAAGGCTCGCGATGTAGGTCTTCGACCCGAGGTTGTGGATCATTGGTCTTTCTCCGTTTGGAAGCGGGTTTGATGGGTGTTGGCTCAGGCGCAGCCTCAGCCGTTTCAACAACCTCCTGAAGAATGGGGGCAAGCTCTGCTTTACCGATGCCGATCAGCAAAAGAGCTGATTTCTCGCTGGTTTCAACGATGTCACCAACGCTCACCTGCTTGAGGTCAACAATGGTGTTACGCAGCAGTCGGATTCGCATCACTTGCCCCCTAATCATCAGGACAGCTTGCAGATGGACTCAGGATGACGGATGGCCACGTCGTAGTCCTGCATGGCCACCACACGCACGGTGCCGGAAGCGGAACCGGTGTAAGGATCAACCATGATGTCCAGACCGCTCCAGAAGCCGATCAGGATGTCGCTGAAGTTAGCGAACACCGCAGTGTTGTTCGGCATGGAGTTGGACACGTAAGCCGGGTAACCGTTGATGGTGTTGTCGGCTTCGTAGATGAAGTTGGCGTTGGTGCCGGTGGCCGACTTCTCGGTGGTCTTCAGAGTTCCACGCAGGGCGGAATTCATCATGTAGCCGAGGCTGCCCAGCAGGGCGTTGTCGGTGCTCAGAGCAGCTTCCGCGTTCACGTAGTCAGCGAACGTGGTGTAACCGGACTCGGTGTTGATGCCGGTCACGTTCAGGAAGCCCAGCGGGTACGAGGCGCTACCACTACCGTTGATGGCTTGGTTCTCGACCTCGATGGCGATCTGCTGAGCCAGGTCACGACGGACCAGGTTCTCGATGTCGATGCTCGACTGCAGCAGCAGACGGCGGCTGTAATCGGTCAGGGCACCGATGGTGCGGGGCTGCATCGTCACCTGATCCACGGTGAGCTGCGATTCGGTGATCGAACCGGATTCAGCCACGTGGTACACAGTCGCACCACCGCTTTGACGGGGCAGAGCAACCATGCCTTGCAGGCCGGTCATGACAGTGGCGCCAGCGGTTTGCAGCACCAGAGCCTTGCGCAGCAGATCGATGAAGCTGTCGCTCATCAGATCGGTGGCAACCAGATCACCACCAGCAGAAGCCGAACCCACGGTCAGGTCACGGCGGCCATAACCCAGCACGTCAGCAGGGATCAGGATGCCACGGGCTTCCTTACCGCTCTTCTGCTGAGCAGCACGGCTGACTTCAAGTTCGAAACCAGCAGCACGCTGAGCTTCCTGGCTGTTCGGGTGAGCCAGAGCGTTGATGGCGCGGATGAAGGAGAAATCACGGCGCTCCTTCTCCGACATGCCGATTTCGGCATCCTTCGGGTTCAGAGGCTTCTCCTCAACACCCATCTTCTCCAGAAGGGCAGAGCGAAGCTCGTCCAGGCTGCGGGAATTCGCGATGAACTCCTGAGCCATGTCAACGTTCTTGGTGCGCTGACCAAGAGCGATCATGTCGGCCATTTCCTTTGCCTTGGCCTGAGCGGCCTCAGCGCGGATAGCCTCAATATTGAGGGTTTGATCCACGGTTGTAACTCCGTTTGTGGTTTGTTGAACGGCTGAGGCCGTTTCGACGCCTTCATTATGATAGAAGGCGCGGCCGATGCCCACTGAAGCGTCAGCAGGCACCGTGACAAGACTGATTTCGAATGGTTGGAAATTAGTCGCCCGATAAGTCACTGGTGAAGTGGACTCATCGGCTTCCATCGAATTGATCTTGTAGCCGAAGCTGACGTTGCGGATGATTCCATCCTTAATCAGCTCCTGCATTTCGCGGCCAAGCTCGTTGTTGGCCAACTTGACACGGGCGTATGCACGCTTGTTTTTGATGTATGCCCGCTGGACAACGCCAACAATGCGGTCGGCATCATGCTGGTACAGCAGCGGTGCGCCATCGTTCAAGCGGCTGAGATCCATGGATTTCTCATCCATCTTCAAGATCTCAGTGCCGTAGTACCGCTCAACCGGCGCTTCGCTGGCGAACGGGAACTCAAGCATGCGGCCTTCTTCTTCTGAGCGAAACTCGGTGCTCAGCGAACGCTTCAGCGTTTCACCTTCAAAGAATCGCAGCGCAGCAATCTTCCGCAGTTCGGAGAACTTGTGACCCACAAGAGTTTCGGTCTCTTCGTAGTCACCATCATTGCGGCGGTAAACTCTAATCAAAGCAGCAGGATCTTCTTCGGATGCATTAATGCTAAACGAAGAATCAGGAACTCCAAGTACACCTTCACGCATGATGTGCTCAATCTTTCCGCGAGCAGTGCCGCCCGAGGAATCCCATTCGACAAAGTCGCCCACCTTCAGCGCATCAGGAGCAGCACGATCTTTACTGCGCTCGCCGGTTGCTTCTTCAAACATCATCGGGTCAAAGTCGTGATCGCTCAGCCATTCACGAGCTTCAGCCGGTGTGAAGCGCTCTGCATCAAACCGAATCGCCTGCAGCTCAGAAGTGCCATCCTTGATGCCATAGATCGCATCGATGCCAGCGCCAAAGTCATCATTGACACGGCGGATCGAATCGTACTGATCAGGATCAGTCAGGCGAGCAGCATGCTCATTGGGATAAGGACGACCGTCAACGATGGGTTCCATGGAACGCTCCCGTGCTTTTTTGATGGCTTTGGATTTCATGGTGCTCCACGATTGACCTGAATCGCCACCCCATGCCGCCCATGCTACGCGACCTGGCGAAGGATAGCCCTCACCGTCAGGCCTGAACCCTTTGCCCTTCTTATCCACCTCGTGGCGGGCGAACCATGCCGCCATCGTCACGACAGTGTCAGGACTCAGCTCATTGCCAGACAGGATCTGACTGGCACGTGTAGCAGCAACATTAGTGCCACCGGGGCGTCCATCTTTTTTCCACTCGCGATAACGACGAGCTTCAGATTTCATGCCCTCGGTGGGCGTCAGATCAATTGTCTTGTCCCCAACCTTTGCCATCAGTCGATGTCCTCAAGTTCAGGTTCCTCTTCATGTTGTAACGGATGTTCAGTGGGAGGAACAGGAACAGGCTGCGACACACCGTTGTTTGACACCTGTGAAGGATCAGTATCAAGCACGATGCCAAGCTCATCAGCAACCGCCAGTTCATGCTGCCGCTGACGCATCTGATCCTCGAAATCACCGCCGTGCAAGGCAATCACTTGCGACAGGGTCATGATTCCTGAGCGGATCAGCTCCTTGTACGCTGCAGCCTCTTTCTGCGGGTCGACAAACTGTGCGGCAGGGGCGATCCACTTGGCCTCTTCGTAACGCTCAGGATTGCTGTCGTAGTTCGGCAGATCCAGAACACCGGCCATGACGGCCATCTCAAGCCACTTTTCGTACACTTCCTCGCACAGCGACTCGATCAAATACTGCTGCAGCGTCTTGTAGTGCGTCCTTGTCTCGAGCAGTTCCAGCCTTGAAGAGCTGTAGTTGCTCTGCGAAAAATCGCTTGACACTTGCGTGTAACTACAACCAACCCCAGCAGCCACAGCACGGAGCATCTGCTGCACAAAAGGAGTAAATGCATCGTCGGGGCGATTGGGCGTGAAGAATTGCATCTCTTCACCAGGAGCCAATCGTCGAATGCTTCCAGGAGAGAAATCGAGGACTGAATCCTGATCGAAAGTTCCATCCTCAAAAAGCTCCTGATCGGGGGTTTTGACGAAGGCCATCATCGATGAGCTTGCACGTGCTGCAACGATTTCGGCTTCTTCGTACCCGCTCAGATTACGCAGGCGCATGATCGCCGAGGCGAATGCACTCACGCCACGTGTCTGACCAGGACGCTCAATGCTGTACAGGTGCAGGATGTCTTCAGCGGGAATCCTAATGCGGCGTTTGGCAGCCTTCTGCGCATACGAGAACTGATAATCGCCGGGGTGGTAATCGAAGAAGTGATAAGCCACAGGGCGCCCCCACTTGTCGATCTCAATGCCCATGCGCACCTCGTTGCCATTGCGCTCGACGCCACTGAAGTCATCGTCCAGCAGGTCAGACTCGATGATCTCCAGTCCCAGCGGGATCCTGCTGTTGCCAAACGGTTGACGGACGAAGCGGATGAACACTTCACCGGACTCAAGCATCGACGTGATGCAGAGACGCTGGATGTCGTACCAGCTCAGCTTGCCGCCTGCATGACAACGCTTTGCTGAGGTCCAGCGGTCCCACTCATCCTCGATGCGGCGATTGATCTCATCAGCGAGGCGCCCACCGCGTTGCATCCGCACCTGCGCTTGCATCCTGATGCCGGTGCCGACGACGTTATTGCGTACGGCTCGCAATGCAGCCTTGGCAAAGTCCGAGTCGCGAACAAGCTGACGTGCGCGGTTGCGCAACATCCTGATGCTGCCACGAATCTCACTATCAGCCGAGGTGGCCTGGCTCACCCAGTCAGAAGTCAGCCTGTTGTTCTGCGCAGCCGCATACGCACGCTTCAGGTACAGGTTCTTCTCCTGCGTCTCCTGCAGTTGCTTACGCAACGCGTTGGTACGCCCAATACCGAAAATCGCCATCAGATGAACCTCACTTTGGCGAGGCCGGGGTTGCCGAGACCTTGACGGATCTTCTCAGCTTTCCGCTCCATTGCAATCTCGTTTTTGAGATCGTCACGCAATTGAAGCAGCTCGGCCATCTTGTACCGCCTCAGGCTACGCCCGCCAATCGAGTATTCCTGCACCATGCCGCCCTGCGCGAGCGTGCGAATGGCTGCCTCGACGTAAGACAGGTCAATCTCAGCGCGAGACCGATCGTCAAATGCTCCAGGGGTGCCAGTGTATTGCGCTGACGCCTTGACAGTGAACTGCCCGCGACCAGCGGTGTACTGCAGCGTGCTGTAGGTGGCGATTGCCTGCCACGTCCACAAGCCTGCATCAAAGCCTGTCGTGGTCGATGCAGGGACAGTCACACGCCAGCCCGTGCCCTCAGCCGTGCCAACGACCGTGGTGCCCTCGCTTGCGGTGTTCGTGCGGGCGTACCACGTCAGCGTGTAGGTGCCGCTGTCGATGTTGGTGCCGATTGCATCCTTGAAAGCAGGCACGTCAAAAATGACGGTGTCGCCTGCGTAAATCAGGTTTGGGACAAGGATGCTCACCAGCTCGTTACGAAAGACGACTTGGCACGCTGCAACCGGCGCTGCGGTGGGCGATACGTCGATTCTATCGGCTGCTCACCAGATGCGTCACCAGTATTGGCTTTTTTCACACCCTTGCCAATACTTCGCTCAAACTGCTCGAAGATCGTGTTCCTGTTGAAGCGCATGTACAAGAAATGCAACGCGGCGTAGCTGTACACAAAGCAGTCCAACGCTTCGTTGCGATCACCTGCTTTCTTCTTCCATTCGCGAACAGCGAAGCCCTTGACGTAGCGCACCACCTGTCGTTCTGACGTGATCTGCTTGAAGTACTCCTGCCCCGCTTCCGCATGGAAATGAATGAAGCCAGCACCCACTTCGTTGTGCTTCATCCGGCCAAACAGGGTGCTCTTGATCGTGTCGACACCCACAGGGAAGACCTCTGCCGAGTTTTTGAGCACTTGACCCTTGTAGTTAATATCCACCTTTGAAGGTTTGCCAATTGGAGGCTTGTTCCTCACAGATTGACCCTTCAACGCAAAAATCCCTTTACCCTTCCGGCTTCTGGCATATGCATACACTTCGCTTGTGAAGTGACCGCCAGAGTCCACACCAATAGCCGATACCTTCACTCGACCACCTTCGGCACAGGGGTAATCTCTCAACACGAGGTCATCAACTTGATTCCACAACTTGTCACCTGCTGGATCGCCGTAAATCTCGGTGTGGCTGATCAGCCAACACTCCTCACCAGCGCCCCATGCATACAGCCCGATGGCAACGCGGTTGTCCTGCACGTCCACCCCAGCCGTGAGTATGACCGCCCCCTTCGGGAGTTGCCCAGAGGGGTAAAACTCAGCGCGCTCAGCCAAGCCCTCCGCTCCTAACTTCGCTCCTGTCTCCTCTTCCCACGTCTCACCTAAGACGGTGTTGACAAAGGTCTTGAGCAGCGGCGCGTCGTTCTTTGCACGAAGGAATTCCGACACGATCTCCTCCCAACTCTTCCACCCCAGCGGTGAATACAGAGAGGACAGGTGGAAGCCAACAGTGCGTCGATCTTGACTTGTTGCAGTCGCACGCCACTCGCCCTTGCGAAGCATTTCGCTTTTGAAGTGCTCTGGTATGTGCGACCCGCAACTTTCGCAGACATACGCGGCAGTCTTGGGGTCACCGTCACGCCACTGCAGGTTCTTCCACTGCAGCCACTGCATGTGAGCACAGTGTGGACACGGCACGTAATAACGCCGCTGATCCGATGCCAGATACTCCGTCTCAATGCGGCTCGTATCTTTCACCGTTGGCGTCGAGGTCAGGATGATCTTCCGCCTGCTGAATGTTGACGCACGACGTTCCGCAAGCGCACAAGGGTCTCCCTCGCCGTCCACATCACTTGGGAAAGCATCAACCTCATCAAGAAGTACCCAGCGACAAGGAGCAGAACGCAAGCCTGTAGCTGAGTTCGCGCCGGTAAGGAGGAGAATTCCGCCCGGATACTCTTTTGAGAACATCGTGTTGCCCGAATCGCGGCTTCGAGCAGGAGCGATCTTCTCCGCCAGGCACGGTGTCTCATGAATCAACGAGTCGAGACGTTGCTTGCTCAACCTTTTAGCCATCTCGATCGTCGGCTGCACGAAAAGTGCTGGACCCGGCGCGTGGGCGATCATGTACCCCACCACGTTGTTGATCGCTTCTGTCTTGCCAAGCTGCGCACCAGCCATGAACACCACCTTCTGGACAGGGGAGTTGGCTGACATGCAGTCCATGATCTCCCTGAGATACGGCGTGCGATCCGTGCGCCAGGGACCAGGCTCCGCGCTCGCCTTGTTCGACAGCATCCTGTAGTAATCCGACCACTGACTGACCGTCAGATCGGGGTCAGGCCGCAGACCATTTCGGAATGCCTGCCTGTAGATCAGCGCTCCGTCACGCATCGACCAAGGTCTCCAGTGCTCGCCTGATCTCTTCGGTCAGGGTTTGGTGGATGACGACCGGGTCTGATTCAGCAGCCAGTTGATTGCTGACGCGATCAGGAATATTCCCCAGAGCGTCACGTACAGCGCGAGCAGCAGAGAAAGCCTCACGCTCCACACGGGCAACTTCCACCAACTGCTCCTCCTTGACCTCCAGATCCAGACGAGCCAGCTCCGCACGGAAGTGCTCAGATTTCGCACGGCTCTCATTGAACGACGGAATCTCAAGTTCATCTGATTTGCGACGGGTGGGACTGACAGAGGCGAGCGGGTTGCCCTCCTTGTACGCCTGCACGGCGGCTTCCTTGTCCCACTGAATCTTGTTGCGCACGACCGTGAAGCAGCCCTCAAAGCGCCCCTGGGTCTTCATTTGACTGATGCGGGCTTGGGTGATCCCCAGCTCCTGCGCCAGTTCCTTGGTGTCGCAAGTGGTCATGCGAGCAATTTAAGGCAAATAGCCGAGTTTTAAGCGAAATAGTGGCAAAGAGCGTTTTTGTGGCATATAATTGTCAACTTTTGCATTTTGGGCGTCTCACGTGAGACTCGAGTGAGAATGCTGCGACACGCATAGCCCTGACGCTAGCGATAGAAGGGGGTTCGAAATTACC